GTCCCCGGACCCGGACCCGGACCCGTACCCGGACCCGGACCCGGACCCGTACCCGTCCCCGGACCCGGACCCGGACCCGTACCCGGACCCGGACCCGGACCCGTGGAAGGCGCCGCTCACTTCGGCGCGATCGTCGCGAATGCGGCGATCGCCTCCTCGGTCAGATCGAAGACGTTCACGATCCCGGTCACGAGACCGTTCACCGGCGAACCGACGCGGGACTCGTGAGCGCGGGGGCCGCACGGGCCATGCGCGGCGAGCGACGTGATCCCGCCGGTCTTGCCGCACCAGTACGCGACGTGTCGGCACTTCTCGAGGCGGACCGACTTGTCCTTGAGGATCTCGGTGTCCGTCGCGGACGTATAGCCGATGTAGAGCCCGTAGCTTGAGTTGCCGACGAGCACAGCTCGGGGCGCCGCCACCTTCGCGCGCGCTGGCTTCTTCGTGGTCTTCTTCGCTGCCATGTGATCCTCCCGGCCGTTGTTACTTCGCCGGCCCTGATGGGGTCTTCGGCTTCTTCTTCGCCGACGTTGCCGGTGATCCTCCGGGCGCGCCGGAGGAAGCTGCATCTGATCCCGCGGGCGCCACCGCGGGTGGTTGCGGCTCGGGCGCCGGCCCTTTCACGAGCGTGTCGAAGGAGTACCGCGCGCCGCCGAAGCGGCTCGCACGCACCTCGTCACGCGACGCCACGCCGAGGCTGATGTACTTCTCGTCGGCTTGCGCCATGTCCCATCGGCTCTTGGCGATCTCGAGGTCGCTCGGCTGCCACAGCGACCGGAAGGTGAAGGGAACCTCGCCCGTGCTCGAGTCGATGATCTTGCGCTTCTTCGCCGCCGTCACGAGCAGGCGACAGAGGCGGCGCAGAGGCGGCGCGAGGCGCGTCGTCTGCTGCGCCTTGATCGAGTTGTAAAAGTTCCGGTGGTCCGAGTCGCCCGTGGCGTTCAGGCCGCCCGGCGACATGCCGAGGAGCAACGTCAGTGGGATCCCGAGGGATGCGGCGAGCCGGAGGCCCAGGTGATCCAAGAGGTCCTCGAGACCACTCACCGGCGTGCCCGTGCGTTCGAACTTCTCGTGCTCGGCGTCGAGGACAATCGCGCGGGACATCGACCGCGTGAAGTCCATCAGCTTCATGCGCTGGAGCACGACGCCGTCGAGGTCCGCGTTGAGCGCGGCGACGAGGCCCTGCATCGAATAGACGGCCTGCGAGAAGTCCGTCACGATCGTCGCGGCGTGCGAGTACGACGTCGTGAAGTCGCGCACGACGTCGAGGATCAGATCGGGCAGCGGCACGCCCCAATCCCCGTACTCGAAGCGCACGCGCCGCGACGTGCGCGCGCCCTTGAAGAGCAGGAAACGGCTCTCGTGGATCGGCTCGCCGACCTTCCCCGAGGGGGGCGACGGGCTGTGCGAGTACGTGCTGATCCAGTAGTGCGACACCTCGCCGTACTTCGGGCTCTTCGGGTCGGTGTACCACTTCGCAGCCACGAGCTCGCTCGCGTCGTACACGCGCAGCGCGTCGATGCGGGAGACTTTCTCCTCGTCGAGCGGCGCGCTCACGGGCAGGCCATCGAAGGCGCCGAGATAGATCCCCGCGCCGCCGTCCTTGCGCTCCCACACGAGGGCGTCGGTGAACTTCTCGCGCGCGCCGAGCGAGTCGAGACGTGTGGCGAGCCAGCCGTCGCTGTCTGACGGGAAGTCCGCCCACTCGCGCGTCATCTCCTCGGGGACGATGTCGCACGCGCGCTTCATGATGTCGTCGCCGTGATAGAGCTCGTCACGCTCGGCAGGCGCGAGGTGCTTCCGGCAGAGGATGTTGCTCATCCGCTTGTCGGTGCCGTACACGCCCATGCCGGTCGCCACGTTGTGCCAGCCGTCGGCGGCCATGCCGCGCACGCCCTTCGTCATGTACTCGTCCATCTTATCCCTCCGGGCGCGCGGCGCGCCGTGTGAAGTCACATCCGCGTGAGGGCGAGCAGCCACCCGACGTCTTGTTCGTGAAGTTGCATCAAGCACTGAGTCATGGCGTCGACGTGATCGTCGTGATTGCCGCGCGGAAACGCGCTCAACTCCTTGATCATGTTTGCCACCCAGTCGAAGCCGATCATCGACGGGTGCGGCAGCCACACGTCGCCAGCGTCGACGAAGGGCTGGCACGAGTACGCGCGTGATTCCTTGCCGCCGCGAGGGTTCACCTCGATGACGCCGTGAAGCTCGCTCTTGAGGATCTGGATCACGGCGGGGCCGTTCGCCTTGTCCTCAATGTAGATCGCGTACGCGCGTGGATGCCGCGCCTTCAACTGCCGCACGCGCTGCACGGTCTCGGTGAGGCCCATGCGGCCGTACTCGGCGTCGAGGAGGTACAGGCCGTGCCGCGCCACGCTCTGCGTGACGAAGGCCCCCGGCGCCGGCGCGCCGTCGACGTCCTTGCGGCGCGGCTTCGTCTTGCCCCACACGTGCCCGGCGACGAAGTCCGAAGTGTTGGTCTCCTTGAACGTGCAGTCGAAGGAGATCGCCGTCGTCATGAAGTCCGTCTCCTGCGGACGCGGCGCTTGCTCGCAGGTGACGAGGATCCCCTCGCCGTTCGGGACGGTGACGGGCTGAGGCGGCACGCCGCCGGCGCACTTCGTGAGGTCAAACCAGAACTTCAGGCGCCACACCTTGAAGACGCCGCCGCCGGCGGGCACGGGACGTTGCTGGTACTGCGCGGAGTACTGGTACTCGCCGAGCGTGAGCTTCTGGATCTCGGTGTCGTCGGCGTCGAAGTGCCCGGGGTGCAGGAGTTCGCCGCGCTCGGTGCGCGGATCCTTCGGGCAGCGCGCCGGGTCGTCCGGGTCGAACTCGTTCGGGAGGATGATCTTCTCGTACGGTCGCCACGCTGGATTCGCCGCGTGCTTCTTGTCCTCTTCGATGAGGAAACCCGCGAGATCGTTGTCATGCAAACGCTGCATGATCACGACGAAGACGGCATCCTTCATCTTCGCGCCGCGGCTCGACATGCGGATCTTCCACCACGACTTGACCTTCTCGAGCGCTTCGGTCGTGGGGTACTCGTCGGCGTTCATGGCGTCGTCGACGATGATCGCGTTGGCGCGCAGGCCCGTGCCCGTGCCGCCGACGGACGTGCACATGCGGAAGCCGGTCGCCGTGTTGGCGAACTTGCGGACGTTGTCCGTCTTGGTATCGATCTCCCATTTATGCCCGCTCGCGTCCGGCAGAATGAGATCTTGATACCACTTCGAGGCGATCAACTGTCGACACTTTTGCGAGTCACGATCAGAGAGATTCTGTCCGTAGGAGCAGAACACCGAACGCCAGTCGGGCCGGTGCAACCACGTCCACGCCGGCCAGAAGACGCAGACGAGAAGGCTCTTCATCATGCCCGGCGGGATGTTGATCAGGACCTTCTTCGTCTCGCCGCGGGTGACGCGCTCGAGGGCGTCGCAGATCACATCGATGTGCCAGTTCCACGTGAGCGGCGTGCCCGGCTCGAGGATCTCCCATCCCTGCCGCACGAAATCCGCGAGCGACTGGCGCGCGGCGTTCGCCCGTGCCAGTTTGGCAAGCTCGCGACGCCCGAGTTGCTGCGCGAGGGCCGCTTTTTGCTCGGGCGTCAGGTTGGCGAGGGTTTCCACAAACAAGCCGTAACACCGCCCCGTAGGGGGATCACATCGGGCATTAGGCGACTTGTAGGAGCGCGCCGTCCCGAACCACGTAGGCCCGCCACGTGGTCGCGTCGTCCGAGGGGATCACGTACACGACGGTGCCGTCGTGCACCTTGCCGAGTTCGGGCAGGCGATCCCACATGAAGCACCGCCCGCCGAGGAGGTCGAGCAGCGCTGACACAGCGGGCCACCCGTCGGCCTCTGCCGCGGCACCGGCCGGCCCGCGGATGACCCACGGGGCTTTGTCGTACTCGCGCGAGATCGCCGTCATCCGAAGTATGCCGGCGCGAGCGGCCGAAGCACCTCGCGCATCGCCGCACAGAGCTCGACGAACTCCGCGTCGACGACACCCTCGATCGAGCGGCGCTCGAGGAGCGAGCGGAACGCCGCGATGTTGCCGCTCCACACGAGCGACGTCTCGATGCCGTTCGGGAGGTAGCGCGCGGCGGCGCCGTGCGCGGTCTTCTTGTCGTGGCCCGCGGCGACGAGGGCCTGGATCGTGTGGTCGTACGCCTCGCGCCACGCGCGGTCGAAGGCTGCCTCTGCCTTCGCGTGCGCCTCGGTGCGCTCGAGGCCGCGCAACACTGGGTGCTCGACGGTCTTCGACGCGCCTTCGTAGCAGTAGCGCGTCGAGCGCATCGACGGCGAAAACCCGACGTGATGGCGCACAAGCTCGTGCGTCAGGTTGCGCGACACGCCCTCGATGTCGAGGGAGAACCACGCGTGATAGAGCACGTTCACGTGGCCGTGCTCGAGGATGTTTTCGGCGAACGCCGCGCTGTCGCGGCCGCGTCCGAAGCTGTCATAGCACTTGCGGCCTGCGTATTCGGCGAGGCGCTCCGCGTCCGTGCCCTGAAGCTGATCCGGGCGCGCGCGTTTGCCGCTCGACGACGAGGCGCCGTGGAAGTTGGGAGACGAGATCAAGGTGACTTTCACGCGTCACCCCCGGCGCCCCACGCACGCACGACCTCGTGGACGCACGTCTGCCCCAAGCGATCAGCGACGGCCGCGCACGTGGCGTCGTCGTCACACGCGACGATGACGTCGCCGCTGACGTCGACCGACACATTCACGCTGCCCCACGCGACGTGCCCGGCCGCGACCATGGGCGCGGGCGGCGGCGCGCGCTTGAAGAGGCGCGCCCCTTCCCGCGCGACGGTTCGCGCGATCACGTGCATGTCCCGGTTGCGGTTTCCGATGGTTCCGATCACGCGCCCTCCATGCCCGCGAGCCACGCGGGCAGTTCGCTCACGTCGTCGATCTGCTCCACGCCCGGGAGATGCCGAAAGAGACCGACGGCCTTGTCGTCGCCGATGACGAGCACGCTCGCGCTGCTGCCGAGCGCGATGCCGACCTCGACGAGCGCGCCTTTGATCCCCTCGTACGGGATCAGGATCAGGACGTCCGCGTCGGACGCGCCCTTGAAGTCCTCTAAGGCACCTTTCGCTTCGAGGGCGCTGAGGGCGCCGGCATCGAGGAGGCCCGAGGCGCTGTCGACTAGGCGCAGGGCGGCGTCGAAATGCCCCGTCCAGTCGAAGGTGATCGTGTGGCCGGCGTCCCGGCAGAGGCGTTGCACTTCGCGCGTGGCGAAGACGCCGGCGAGGGTGAAGCGGCTGGCGACGTAGACTTTCACTGTACCGCCCCGAGAAGATGAAGAAGAACGAAGCCGAGCGCCAGCCCTTCGCCGAGGCGGAACAGCGCCGCGCCAGCTTCTTCCTTGGCGAGAAACGAGCCGCACCCGAGCATCGCGAGGACCGCGCTCGTGCCGACGAAGACCGTCGAGATCGTGTGGATCACGCGCCACCCCCGACGGCGGCGGCGACTTCCCAGAAGTCCAGGGCAAGCAAGAAGCCGCCGGTCGCCATGCCCGTGAAGCCCCACGCGCGGTCGCCGAGCTCGAAGGTCTCCAGGCCGCGCAGGAGGCAGAGGACCGCTGGAGCAATCAGCGCGTACGCCAGGTGATCCGCGTCGGACAGGCCGAACACGACGTCGACGAAAGGACGAGCGATGAGCGCGGCGATGCCGAGCATGATGCCCGCGGCCACGTAGTCCTCTTCGTCGAGGAACTCGAAGAAGCTAAGCAGCGGCCGAAACGAAAGCGCGAACAGGATGAGCGCGGTCAGCGTGGCGAGCATGTGATCCCCGGCGGCAGGTGTTGCCGGGGATATCGGCCGTCGCGCGTATGTGTTGCGTCACTCGTAATCGGCGTCGATGACGTCGCCGTCCTGATCCCCGTCATCCGGCGGAGCGAGACCGAGGAGCTCTTGGATCTCCTCCGGCCGAAGCGCGCTCAAGTCGACGCGGTGGGCGATCGTCTGGTGCCCGACCGACACGGTCTTCTGCATGCCGTGGATCTTGCTCGCGAGGGCGAGCGCGCCGTTCTTCTCCTCGAACTCGTACTCCCAGCCGAAGGGGCCTTTGCGGATGCGCTTCACCGCCGCCGCGAGATCCGGCGGGAGCTCGTGAGGCGCGCGGATGCGACCCGTCGACGGATCGAACTGCTGCGTGCGATCGGCCGAGCCGATGGCCGCGAGTTGCCCTACGATGAACTCCGGCGTGAAGTCCGCCGCGGACGCCATGGTCGCGACTTCGGCGCGCGCTGCCTTGCGCACCGACGGCAGGCGCAGCAAGCGCGGCCCGTCGGTGGAGGGATTCGGGTAGCCGGCCCTTCGCGCGGCCTCGACGGCGTTGAAGCCCGTCACCTTGAAGGCATGCACGAAGCGTTCGCGGCGCGCGCGCTCGGCGCGCTGATCCCCGTTGTCCGCGCGCAGGTTGGCGGCGTGCGCATCGGCGTCGAGCGCGATCAACGCGGTGTTTTCGGGGGTCGGCACGGGCGGGGGCGGCGCTGGGCCCGTCGGGGCGGTCTGCGCGTGCGGCGTTTGCGCGACCGAGGCGGGCGTCGGGGGCATCGCCAGAAAGGCGCGCATCGCCGCACCTAGGGGAAGCACGGGGGGTGTGGGATCACCGGCCATCGGGCGAGCGTGCCACCGTCCCCTCGCCGTGCGCATCCTCATGGGGGCGGACGCGCCCACGTCAATCGTTCACGAGGTACGCCGCGCGCCGGCCGCGCCCGTCCATGGGGCACACGATGAAGCCCCTCGCCTCGAGCGCGTCGAGGGCGGCGTGCGTGCGGCGGATGTTGAGGCGCAGGAGCTCGGCCATCTGCCGCAGCGTGTGGCCGCGCTCGTCGAGGATCACGTCGAAGACCCGCGCCTCGAGCGGCGTCAGGGCTTGCCGCGCGATGAAGATCTTCATTAGCTGATCCAGGCTCCGCACGCGCCTCCGCACGTGCGGCTTCGCCGCGGCTGCGCTCGCGTAGTGCGGTGTGTTCGTGTTCGTGTTCGTGTTCGCGCCCCGCGCCGCGCGTTTGGCTGCCGGGTGGGCGGGCTTCGGTTGCCGTGTGCGTCGTCCCTCGCGGCCGTGGCCTTCGGTCTTTTTCACTTCGCTCTTCTCCGTGGCTTAGGTGTCCGTGGCTGGCCCTCGCTTGTATCACGTGGGCCTTAAAGCACGAAGGATGTATCGATCCGCGGCCTCCTTTGGACGCGTGTTCCGTGCGGATCACGCGGTGCCCTCGGCGTGTTGCCCGACACGTCAGCGGCGTGGCATACCGGAGGCCCGTTCGCGCATGGCGCGCAGCCGCCAGCGTTCGGCGCGGTCTGTCTTCACGCCGAAGTTGAACGACGCCAGCCGCATGATCGCGTCGGCACGGCCGGGCGCGCGCTTGTCGACGCGACGTGCGGCTTCCTCGATGATGTCGTCCTGAAAACGGTTCAGGGCGGTCCGCAGCTGGTGCGTGGGTTCTCCGTCGCCGCCGCACGTCAGCGCGAGGTCGTACTTCTGGATCAGAAGATCGAAGTCTCGCAAGAAGGACTTCAGATAGTCCAGGGCATCGGGGCTCATCGTCACTTGGCACCCCCGGGGATCAGCGCGGCGAAGTTCGTGGGCAACGCGGGTGCGGCGACGGGCGGTGCGGACGGCAGGGGCGGCGTGGACGGCAGGGGCACGCGCGGGTCTGTGGCGGCCTGTACGGGCACGTGGGCGGCGATCGGCGTCTCGGGTGGGGGCTGGTATGCCAGGGCAGCCGATCGCGCGTCCTGGAGCTCCAGGCGCGTGTTGATCGCGGTGAAGTAGTTCGCGAGGCCGCCCGGTGCCTCCTCCATGAAGCGCATCTTCGCCGCGAGGCCGCCCGGGAAGCGCTCGCGGAGCGAGATCACGTCGATGTTGAGGGCGCTCTGGGCCTGCGCAAGCGCTTGCTCCCAGGCCGCCATCTTCTCGGTGTCGCGCATCGCGTCTCTCGGCGGGCGCGCCAGGCCGACCAGGCGGTCCATCTCCTCGATCGTGGTCATGTAGGGCGGCTTGCCGAAGCGGTTCGTCTGTGCGCGCCAGTACAGCGCGGAGCGCCCGAGCGCTGTGCCGTTGACCCATGCGAATACGTCTCGGATGCCGAGAACCTCCATGAAGTCCATGTATCGGACGCATGGACCCATGAAAAGATCGTGCCAGATCAAGGAGTTCACGCCCTCGGCGCGATTCGCCTGGGTGATCATCTCGGAGACGATCGCGCGGACGAACGTCCTGGGCGCCATGCGCGTCAGTGCGAGGGTGATCAGATCCACGCCCTCGGTCTCGCCGGCGCGCGGCCGTTCGACGTCCTCGAGCGCTTCGAGAGTTCCTTCGGCGATGAATACGGTGCGGCGCGTCAGCATGTGATCCCCTTGTCGAGTGCGGCGCCACCGTAGCAACGCGGGTGGTGGTGATTGCAACGGGCATTCGGCGGATGCCGCGCCCGCCGCGCCGTCCGCACGCCCCGGCGCATATCTGTCTTCTCGTGGTCCTGAAAACGGGGCGGTTTCAAAAGAGAGTGAGACGACAAGAACGGAATGGATATAAAGAAACATATCCACTATTCACTAATGATCTATTCTTCTTTCTCCCTGTTAAAGAGAAGATCTAAGAGAACAGAGTAGGGACGGGCGGCGTGGCGCCAGGACGCCGCGAAACGCGATTTTGCCATACTCGTGGAAAGCATTCCAACTTCGCTAGTGGATATGCGCGATTAAACGGTATTTTCGCGCTTTTTCGGGCAATAAACGACTGCGGAAATGCGATCTTCGCACATTTACGTACATGTCCCACCCATATTTTAACAGGTAAAAATGCCCATTTAAAAATGCAGGGGGCTATTTTCCGGCAATAAACGCCCCTAAAACATTCGTGTTCTACAGGAAAATCGCCCGTAAACGCCCGTAAATCACGCATGTTCTGCGCATTTTTCTTCCATTTTCGGTGTATTTTCGCGGCATTTTCGCTCGGAAAACACGGCGGGATTTTCTCTCGAGCGCCGAAAACCGAGCGCGCGCATCGCCGCGCGCGTGTCTCTGCGTATTTTCTGATTTTCCCGCGAGCTCGCGCCACGCGAAAACATGCGCGCCGAGCGCGAGCTCGCCAGGCAACCCCGAAAATCCCGAAAAAAAAGAGCCCTTACGCGTGCGCGCGCGACTGTAGGTGCGGTGGCGTGCGGTGGCGTGCGGTGGCGTGCGGTGGCGTGCGGTGGCGTGC